TTTGTTTGCGTCCAGTCGATGTGTTGCGTGTGGCTGAAGCGACTGTTTGGACGGGTTTTTTGTTCGCTTCCACGTTAAACTTGTGAGGCAAGTTATCTCGCACTCGTTTTTCTATTTCACTATAGTATGCATCACTCTCTATGTCAAAGCCTTCGTTCTCTAATTGTCTATGAACTGCAAAGGCTACACTGGTTGCAACATCGTCTGTTCCAAACCAAGTATTTCTTTGAGCCCACTCTTTAGCTTTTGGAGATGGCTCATCAAAGTCTTCTTGAACATCCTGTGGCTGTTGATATTGTTGCTGTTTAGCTTGTTCTAAATAGGCTTGTTCTTGAGCTTCGTATTGTTTTTGTTGTTGTTGATACTGCTCATGTCTAGCTTTATCTGCTGTTGCCATGCTCAAAGCTTCGGTTGCAGTTGCTATGGCCTCTGCATCTCCAGCTTCAGTAGCTTGTTTTAAAGCTTGTTTTGATAATGCTAATTGAGATTCAACTCTGTTTGAAAACTCATCGCCATAATTAGATTGAAAAGTTTTTTGAGATTGTCTTAATTGATCATTCTGTTCTTTAAGTTCGTTAGCATATTGAACAGCCATAAGCTCTCTTCTTTGAAACTCTTTGGCTTGTGCTACAGCCTTGTTTATTCTATTTTGTGCTAATGCTGCTCTTTTTTCTACATCTGATTGATCTTTTACTTTTTCTTCTACTTTAGGAGATGCCTCAAAGTCTTCTTGTATTTCATCTTCAGATACAGGTGCTACTTCTTGATTGACCTCTACCTCTACGGCAGTATCTTGCACTTCCTCTTCAACCCTTCTATTTTCAGGCAGTGCTGCTTTTTCTATTTTTTCCTCTGTTATTTCAACATCTATATTTTGTGCTTCTTCGCTCATTCTTTACTCCTATAAAGATTTTATGTCATCTGGATCAAGGATTGTCGCAATCACTTCATCATCGTTAATAATACGAACCTCGTTATCATCTTCTAATCTGAAACGAGTTCCTGCGTATCTGCCAATTAAAATCCAATCACCTTGTTTGCACCAAGGAGTGTTAGATTTGTTTGGCTGACCAAATTTATTATCTTTATAAGCTAAAGGGCCT